CCGGTCTCGGCCCCCCGGTCGGCGCAATCGTATGGTTTCAGGGCTACGTCGGCGAGGTCGAGATCGGTCGCTCGATGATTACGATTAAGGCCAATTCGATGCTTGGCCTCCTCAATGTCCAATATCCGCGGCGACTGTGGCAGGATACCTGCAGCCATGTGTTCGGCGATGCGATGTGTCAATTTGATCGCACGACATATTCGGCCGCAGTGCTGGCGCAAGGCGGCTCGGGTCAGAGCACGATCGTTACCGGGTTCAATCCCTCGCCCGCCAACCTCTACAACGACGGCACAATCATTGGGCAGAGCGGACAGAATGTCGGCTACAAGCGTACGATCGGCCATGCCGATCAGGGCGACGGCACAGCTTATTTGACGGTGCCGTTTATCTACCCGGTTGCGGTTGGCGACGCGTTTCAAATGCTGCCAGGATGCGGGCATTATAAGTCCGATTGCCAATTCTTCAACAATCTAAATCACTTCGGGGGAATGCCGTATATCCCGCCAGCCGAGTTTGCCATCGGGTTACTTGGTTGTGCTTGGCTTGGGGCGCTGTTTGGTCTATGCTGAACGGCATGTCTTCATGGATAATCTATTCACTCCGAAGAGGAAATCGTGATCCGTTCTATGTCGGCAGCACTAACGACTGGCGGCGGCGGCTGAAGGAACACAAAGCGTTCTTTGGCAAAGGCATAACCCTGGATTTTCTGGAGGAAGGCATAGGAGCTCGCGCTGAGCGTGATGCTTCGGAGCATTATTGGATCGAGGCATTCCGGCAGCTTGGATACAAACTCGCCAATAAAACCGAAGGTGGTGACGGCGGCATTGAGACACACAGCGCTGAAACCAGGACGCGCCTTTCTGAGGCAATGAAAGGCCGGATATTCACCGCTGAGCATCGGGAGAAAATCGGGAAGGCGCATCGCGGCAAGATCGTCAGCCAAGAGACTAGGGCCAAATTATCTGAAGCCCTGAGGCATCTCTCTGATGATCCGGCGTTCCTCGAACAGCAAGCCGAATATGGCCGCATGGCGACCTATGGCAAAAATGTTCCAGTCGAAGAGCGGAACGCTCAGCTGAGGGCTGCTTATGCTGAGTGGGTGGCTCGGCATACTGAGGAAGAGCGCGCTGCTCACAGAGCGAAATTGTCGGCGGCGCGGAAACGAAACATTTCGCCCGAGCAACGAAGCGCATTGGCAAGTCTCGCGGCGAAGGCGCGGCTTGAGAAAGATCCCGGAGCCACGGGACGGCAAGTAAGGAACTGGTGGGCATCGCTCTCTCCGGAAGACCGGGAGGCATATCTTGCCCGCCGCACACAGGCGATCAGGGCGGCAAAGCTTCGCAAGAAACTGGAACGCGCGGCTACTGCGGAATTTGCAATTTGACCGCCCGGGAGATGATCGTCACGGCCGCGGAAGGATGGTTAAGGACTCCATATCAACACGCTCAACGCTGCCGCGGCGCCGGAGTGGACTGCATCAATCTGTTGTGCGCGGCGTATGAAGAGGCAGGTCTCAGTCGGCATATCGAATTGCCGTTCTACCCGCCCGATTGGATGCTGCACCGCAGTGAAGAGCGCTTCCTGATGGGCGTCGTCGAGGCGCGAATGGAGCAGGTGCAGCGACCGGGAACGGGTGACATAGCGCTCTTCCGGTACGGCCGATGCTATTCGCACGGCGCAATCGTCATCAGCTGGCCGAGCCTAATCCATGCGTTCGCCGGGCTCGGTGTCGTTTATGGCGACGCGCGTCGGCATCCGTTACTTGATGCTAAGGGCGAGCCGCGGTCGGTCAAGTTCTATTCGCTGATGGACTTATGAGCATCTGCGCCGATGATGTAAGGGAAAGCATGCCACTGTTCCGCAGTGGCAGTGGCGGTTCGAATCCGACCTCGGCGCTCCAGCTTCGTGTTCGTGAGTGCACCGCGCAGCGGGCCGCTGATCTGAATGCTGCGTGGCATAGCGTTTTACCTGTTGTCCACGCGCCAACTATAATGACACTTCCTCGCACGGCGTTTTATTGGGCGGATTATGACGACAAGGCCTATGCCGTGGCGATCTGGTCTACTCCAATCGCGGCCAATCGCCTGAAAGACGGATGGAAAAAGCTGGAGCTGCGAAGGTTAGCGGTCGCGCCCGACGTACCTCGGAACAGTTGCAGCAGGTTGCTTGCGGTTATGCAGCGACTGGTAGTGAAGAAGTGGCCAGACTTGATCCAATTGGTTTCCTACCAGGACGTAGAGGCGCATACTGGCACGATTTATCGTGCCGCCGGATGGCATTGCGATCTGACCTCCCGTGATTACAAACCGTGGGGACGCCGACAGAGAGATCACGGGCTGCAGTTGGCATCGATAGTTCAAACGGGAGCCCCAAAGGCGCGATGGGTTTATGACCTCGTAAAAGGGACAAAATAGAGTCTTGGCCGGCAATCCAACCCCGTTCGTCAATGCATTTGATCACCCGATGCAGAATTCGCTGCGCTATAATGTGGCGCAGTTCGGATCGGCGATCCCGCTCCTGTGGGGTACGGCGCGCGTCTCGCCGAATGTGCTCGATCTCTTCGGCTTCAAATCAACAGGCTCGGGCAGCGGCAAGGGCGGCATCACTGGCGCAGCCAAAGGAAAATCGGGCGGCAAGCAATATTCGGTAAACGTCGCGTTTGGTTTTGGCGTTGGTCCATGGAACATCACCTCGGCCCAGCGCATTTGGGCCAACAACGGGGTGAAACCAGCAGGCTCGGTGCCGCTCAACAGTTTCGCCGGCTACGATGGACAGCCGCCCGACAGCGTATTTGCATCATCTAGCACCAATACACCAGTCATCAATTATTCGGGGCTAGCCTACGCAACCGGAACGCCATTGCAGCTTGGCAATTCGCCGGTATTGCCGAACATCTCGGCCGAATGGCTCGGGTTCCGCGCCGGCACCGCGGGGAACGATCCAAACCTCGCCGGGCTCGACGCCAATCCACAATATATCGTGACCGATGTTCTGAGCGATCCGCGGGTTGGGATAGCCTTCCCGGGGGCGCTCGACGTTGCCGATTGGGGACAGTTCTGTTTGGCGAGCTATTTCGGGCTGTCGTTGCTGATGGATAAGCAGCAGCCGTGTACGCACTGGATCGAGGAGCTTGGTCTGTTGACCACATCGGCGATCTTTTGGTCGTCCGGCCGGTTGCGGATTGTGCCGTACGCCATCACCCAGCGCAACGGCAACGACACGACGTGGTCACCAAATCTGACGCCGCTCTATGACTTGACGGACGACGATTTTCTGCCGTGGAGCGGCGGCACGACCAGATCGCCCGGCGAGAAAGATCCGGTATTGATCACTCGCTCCGACCCGTCGACGATCGTCAATTGGATCACGATCGAATATCTCGATCGCGTGGGCTGGTATGATCCGTATATCAACGGGCCGACTTTCGACCAAGCGTCAATCGAGCTGTATGGCGCACGCACTCAGGCGTCGGTGCAGGCGCATGAAGCGTGCTCGCTGGCCGTTGCCAACGCCGTTGCGTCGGACATGCTGCACCGCAAGTTATACCTGCGCAATACATACAAGTTCCGCGTCGGCTGGCGGCACATGCTCCTCGAGCCGATGGACGTGGTGACGGTGACCGATTCGGTTTCCGGTCTCATTCGCACGCCGGTGCGCATCATTGAAGTGCAGGAAGATGCCGGCGGCGCGCTGACGATGACCGCCGAGGATCTGGTCTGATGGTCAACGTGCCTTATGACTCTTTGGCCGATCCTAGTCCTACAGCGCCACCCGTTATATTCGAGCCGCCTCCGGATCTGACGGGTGGACGGTTCGAATTGTGGATTGTCGCGGGCGGTGGTGAGCATTGGGGCGGCTGTGAAATCTGGGGATCGATCAATAACGACAGCTATGACAAGGTCGGCATTATCAGCCCGGGCGCGGCCATCGGATCGCTTGCGACGGTCTTATCTTCCGGAGCGGACCCTGACACGTCGAGCTCTTTCATCGTGGACTTGGCGGTATCGCAAGGGACGCTTTTCCCTGGTGCGCAAAGCGACGCCGACAAACTGGTCACACTCTGCTGGGTGGGTGGAGAGCTTGTCGCGTACAGCGCCGCACGGCTTGCGGCGCCATACCTTTATGCACTTGACGGTTATCTGCGTCGCGGTTGCCTGGGAACTGTAATCGCCGAACATCCGGCAGGCACAAGATTTGCGCGCCTTAATCAGGCGGTCTTCCGCTTCGAATACCCGCCGTATCTAGCCGGATCCGCTGTCCACATAAAATTGCCAGCATTCAACCGTTTCAACCAAATGCTGCAGGGTCTCGATCAGATTCCCTCGTACAGCGCGACGCTTCGGGGATAGCGAATGACAACAACGCTTCGCGGCCCCGTCGTTATCGGCGGGCCAACGGGATCGCCTGGGCAAAACGACATCAACATTGCCGGG